ACTGTTATCATATAGATTTGGTGTATAAGGAGCAGTTCCGTCAATTGTTTTTAATTTTTCTGCTAGTGCTTTTGTAATACTATTTCTTTTACTCATAATGCTACGGCCCTTAATTTATTACTGACTATTCTCTGGGCTATTTCTCGAATTGACCTACTTATAAGCAGTTTAGGATCTCTGCTAACAGGTCTTGACTGTTTACCACCAGCACTAAAAGTTGCGTAAGGATTTTTCATATAACTATAAAAAGCGGTAATCATACCATCTTTGCTGTAGCTTAAACTCTCTACTTTAGCAGAACTAGCAAGTCTTCCTGTTCTATAGTTAAGTATGTTTTTGCTACTACCATCACCCATGTTTGCACTTACCACATCTTGTAAATGTGTATTTATTAAATTCATTAAACTTAATGCATTTATAGGAACAAGAGCAGTGTCTCCCTTGTTCTGCATAGGAATAGTATTAGTATTTTTTTGAGACTTCGGTATAGTTACTTTAGTGCCTTTTTTAGCACTTTTAACTAATCTACTACCAGTAACTTTATTCGATTTACTAGCCGCTTTACTTAACTTGGCAGTGTCTGCTGGTTTAGCTTTAGTCTTACCTGTTCTAATTGTGTTAGCTAATAAAACTCCGATTAATTCTAGGATATTAGGAGAGTTTCTAACTATCATGCCAGACTTTATTGATTCTTGAAGTAAAGCTTTTTTAAACTCTTCTTCCGCCAATTTTTTAGCCCTACCAAGAACCTGCAATGCAATCCTGTTACCACTACTTTTTTCTACTTGCCCAAGTATCTGATTTGCGGCTTGTTCCTGCGTTATTACAAAAGAGAAGTTTAGTTTTAATAAGTTTTTTATAGCAGGATTGACTTCTTTTTTAAAGTCCAAAGATAATTTTGCGTGATCTGTATCAAGAATAAAAGGAGCTAAATGCTTATTTGTTAAACTTTTACCATTAAGCTCTGCTAAAAATTGAATTTCTTGTTTTAACGGAGTATTAATACCTAATATTTCACCTTCTTGAAGTATTCCGGTATTACCATCTCTACTAACGGCTCCTGTATGTCCGGCTGCTGTAAACGCTCCGATACCAAAAGTAGGTAGTGCGTATACACCTCTAGACTGTAATTCCTCAATAAAGTATTTTTGACAGGTATCATTAACTGTGCCACCACGGGCGCTTTTAAACGTACCGCCTAAGAATAATAACTCTTCTTTTTCGTTAAAATTATTTAAGAACGAAGATACGTCTACAAACTCTGAAGGAGTATTAGCTCGTAGCCATTCTTTAAATGTACGTCCAAGGCGTTCTATGTCATTACTAATTGCACCTTGTAACTCAGATATATCTTGAGGTTGCCCTAATGAAAAAACTACGTTAATTGAACTCTGTGCGTTTTCTAGTACCTGTACTAGTTCTGAAGCTTTATTTCCCAGAGTATTTATATCAATTTTCTTTAGTCCTATTGCAGCACGAAGTTTTTCCAACAATCGCTGGGTAAATACATCCATATTACTGCTAGTTTGGAACTTAACAAATATATTGTGTAGTTCTTTTTGAAAGCCTTCTTCACCAGGCTTTAACTTAGTACCGTCTTTTGTAACAATATATGAAATATACTTTTCAGCCAACTTAGGATCGTTAGAGGCATTTAAAGTTAGTATGCCTTTTAATTGATTTTCAACTATTTCTCTTGGTCTTACTAAGTAAATAACAGGCAAAGTATTTTCTATTTGCCCACGTATATCTTTTAACAGTAGTTGTACAAAGGCATTTCGTTCGGAGTCTTTAAATGTACTTCCTAACTTTATGCCCTTCATTACTTCGAGTATATTTCCAGGGGATGACATTAGGTGAAGTCCGCCATATACTGATCAAGCACACGCTTAATCGATGCAGGAAAATTGCTTGAAGCAACGTAGTTAATCTGGGTTGTATTCGGATTTAAATCGCGAGTACTATGTACAGCACCATTGTTTCGTGAGTAGTATTCTACTAAGTCTAAGACTGCTAGTTTTAAATCGCCAGGTACTGCTTCGTATCCTGCAAAATAAACTACTTTATAACCATTAATTTGTTCCGAAAACCCGTTTGGGTTTAAACTAAGAACGTAGTCTCCTCGGACTACATAATCTGTAAACTTTACTAAATTAGTAAAAGTCTTACCATAATCTGCACTGTAAGCTACAGAGTTAACTGTAACTACTGGAGTCTCTTTTAAGATAATTGTTTTAAAACCGCCATCACAGACTTCTGTTAGAGCCTCGTCGTAATAGTCAATAAAAGTACGACGGCAATATGTTTTTACTAGGTCGCTAACCTTGGGTATTAAAAAATCAATTTCTGCATCTGAGTTTGTACTAGTAATTCCCATGTAAGCTTTGTATTCTGCTTTTGTTACTAAATTTGTTGCCATAAATACCTCGCTTGTTTTATAAAGGCACCGAATACCTTTATAAAACAAGACCCCGAAGGGTCTTGTTAACAATTACACTAGCAAATCAGGTTGCTGTATATTTGTGGGCTGTAACGGAATTACCGTTAACTGTACTAATTTGTGTCATACCTGTACGCAAGCTAGCAACCATTACACGACGTTGTGTTTCCACAAGTTCTTGTGTATCAATGCGGAGACCGCGTTGGTTACCAACAATAAAGTTAGCAGTGTTAACAGCGATTGCACCGGCTACGCCTGTACCAGGTGAGGCATACTCTGCGGAAACCAATACTGGACTTCCACCGATTTGACCGATTTGACCTGTTAACAGTGTGGCTTGTGGACCAACTTGGTTCATTGTTTGGAACACAGTGTCGTCAAGCAATTGGTAATATGTATCGGTATTAACGATATAAATTACTTCTGATGGATCAAGACCCCAAGCACCTAAACCTTGGCGGAGCGCACGCATTTTAGCAACTGTCATACCCGCAGTAACAGTGTTACCAGTAGCAGTAGTGTTAGTAGCAAAAACTGTCAATCCTTTAACAGGATCAGCACCAGAACCAGCACCTAACAACATAGCTTTGTCAACAGCTTTAGCTACACGACGGACCATAGCGTCACGAATTACGGGCATTAAAGCCAGCAATGCGTCTTCTTCTTCTTCGTATGCAGTATACTCATTAGTAGCTACTTTAAACGCATTCAAAGTAATTTCTTTCAGAGCATGAGTTTGTGAAGCACCAGCAGAAGCAGCAGCACCAAATTGAGCATTAGTAACCCAAGTTGCATATCCTGCTTCTGGATTCACTGGAATTGTCATCACATTGGTTTGCATAGCAATGTTACGGAAAATAGGAGCCACTACCAAACGGCGGCGGATTTCGTTTTCCATGTTCAAGCTAACTTCAAGTTCCCAGGTAGCTGAAGGCACGTGAGCGCCGTATTTCTCAACTAAACCACGACCTAAGCGGCTAGCGTCAACTGCTTTACCTGACATTTTAGACAGTAAAACTGCCTTTTCTTTGTCAGCATAAGACATACCGTCTTTGCTGTCTTGGAAAGACATTTTTGATTTTGTCATAGCTTCGATTTCAAAAGCTTTTTCTTTCAAAGAAGCTTCTAAACCAGCAATAACTGATTTGCTTGACTCTTCAGCAGTAGCTAAACGCTTCTCAACTTCGGCCATCAAGCGCTCAGCGCCTGTGTCACCTGTAGAGATAGAAGCAACAGCGGCTTTAACGCGTGCATCTAATTCGGCTTCTGTTTTTTCAGCAGCGGCTTTGTCAGCCAATTGTTTTGCCTGTGATTCGGCGATGGCTTTAGCAGTGAGCTCAGCCGCTTTGTTAGCTGCATCAGCCAACATTTGTTCTAATTGTTTAGGATCCATTTCCCATTCCTTTTTAATTTCGCCGCTTGCTTCCGTTGAGGATTCTAGCCCTTTAGCTGAATCGCTTTCGGGTGCAAACTGCTGTTTGAAAGATTTAAATTCTTCGGCTGTATCAAACGCCTTAGAAAGACTAAATAGTGTATTTTGATTAGCTGGTACTGACACTACTGAAATTTCGTGCAGTTCTAGCTCTTTTACCACAAACAACTCTTTGGCTGCATCATATTCCGCATCTACGATTCGGAAGCCGATACTAAATGCCGTTAAGATGCCATCTTTTACAAGATTGAAAACTTCGTCAGCTGCTGAAGAAATACGGGCTTTAACCCATAATCCCTTGCTGTCAACTCTGTGATCTACCATCCTACCAACTGGCTCGCTATGGTTGTGATATGCCAAAATTACTGGATTTTTCAAATAATTTTGTATACCCTTTTTCCATACACTTGCTGGGACAATATCTCCTTGTCTATCAACGTCATCGGTACTTGCGTACCCTTCGATTGTTATACTAGTTGTCTCTCCGTCGGTGGTATCGCTCTTGATAAATGAACTGTTTAAAAACAGTACTTTACTTTTATCTACCATATTACCCCTTTATTGCTGATTATCTGTGGGCCTACCACCTTTCGACGGATCAGCAGCCGAACCCGCAATATTGGCGGGTATTCTTATTTCGTCATTACCTGTAATAGGTTCATAACGTAATTCTTTTCTTGCTTCATTAGCTGTAATGATGCCTGCATTGACTAAAGTCGAATGATAAGCAGCAATATCTTTTAATTCTGGTTGTAGTGCTGACACTGATGAAGTAATAGCTTCAATGTCATATCCATAGTATCGTTCTAGGCTTGATGTAAACTTACGAACAACTGGCATTACTGTTTCTAAATAAAATAATCGTAAGTTAGGTGAAATGTTAGCGTTATTTCCACCAGCTAATAAAATGGGCGGAACACCAATACATTGCATAATAAATTCGTTGTGCGTTTTAATAGACTGATCAAAGTCCATATCTTTAAAGTTTTGATTTGATACTTGTGCAGGCTTCAATCCTGAGTCCAAAATAACTGGACGCTTGCCGCCTTGTTTAGTTGAATATTTCTGTAACCAGTATTGAATTGTTTTTTCTTTTGCAATTTGTGAAAGTGTATTTTCTGACGTTAAAACTAAGCCAAATACAGCTCCGTTTTCAAAGAAATTTTCTTGGAAGTCTTTCATTGCGTATAAAGTAGCAATGCTTCGTTGTGCTGCTTCTAAACGCGAAGCACCACGGTATATTGATTGTGAGTTAAGATCACGGAAGTGAAACACTTCTGACTCTTTAAAGTCAACCATTCCGTTGTAACGATAACCACGGATAAATGTTTTTACGTCGGTTAAAATTTCTACTGAACCTGCAGGTAAGTGGTACATAAATACACCATCAAAGTGTACGAACACATTACCTTCTAAGATCAAGTCTGTAAATAGTGCTTGACGAAATTCTTGGGTGCTTTGATAAGGATTGGGTCGAAAGTTTAGCAGTGTGTTTAATGACTTTTGGCGAATTCCAGCAACAATGCCTTCTGCTACCTTATCTTTAACATCGTAATCTAGTGAGCTAGCTGCATTAACAAGCATACTAACTGAGCGATTAACTGCTTCTAGTTTCTGAAAGCTTTGACGATATGTTATCTTGCTTTCTGAACCAATTTGCGTACCTGCTTCTTGAGCAATACGCGTTTGTGCTGGATTGAGTTTTTCAACAATCCAATCTGTAAATCTTGACATAGTTTTTCCCTTAAACGAACTCTGAGAAAAAACTACCAAAGCTCTTTTTGGGTACAACCATATCAACAGTACCTCCAGTATGTTTTGCACGCTGCGTCTCTATCCAGTGAGCCTGTTTGGGTTCACTGCCAGGGCGGGGAGCTTTACCGTAAACACTGTGTAACGCTACATGATGACGATTACAAAGGGTGTAAACTTGGTCATATAACTCTACTCGGTGCTCATCAATAAACTCATCTCGCACAGCTAAAATACCGGCATCTGTTGAAATATCGTAACCTTTAGCTTCAGACCATTTATCTAGGAGTATAGTAACTGAATGTAGGTGATGGAGTTCTAAGTCTGTGGCAGAACCACAAACGCAACACTCCGTTTTCTTCTCGTAAGCCGCTTTGGCCCTATCACGAACCCACTTTACAGGGATTCGCTTATTTGTGTTTTTTGCCATTATTTCAAAGTACTCCACAATTACCTAGTATTATAGCAGAATAGCAAACAAAAGTCAATGCACAAATTTTTCTACCACTATAGTGTGTATGTATATAGTGCGTACCTAATGGCATCTGCCATGTGACTATAATCATCATGCATTGGTCGTTCACGTTGTAACCCCTCACGTTGATCCCAGCGATACTGGTCAAACATGGCTCGCACGTTAGTGCAATGTGGGGCAACTTTTAATCGACCTTGTTGTAATAAGGTCTGAACATACGCAATGCCCGGTAAGACATCTTTTTTAGCTTTGGTAGTTGAAATGTTGTAAAGGTAAGCCAGATCACCTGCAAACTGTGCAGCAGCCGAGTCAATAAAAGTTACTTCAACTCCATGCTTTTCATTCATTTGAGTAAACGCTGCAGCGTGCTCGGCTGTGGTTTTTTCTGACTCTAAGTATTCGTCGACAACAAAAAAGCAATCGCGGTTCCAATCGTACACGATAGCGCAATAAGCAGTAGCGTCTCGGTAACCAGGGTCGCATCCAGCAAACGCTTCACCTTTAATATCTTCGGGAATTTCAACAACATCTGTATCCTGTAGTGTGTAAATCTGACCCTCAAATACGGAAAATGAGGCTAAGTATTCTTGTTCGAACTCTGACTTTGACATTGATCGACGCGCTTCAGCAACGTCAGACTCAGACATGCGAGTATTCTCTGTGTAATCAGCTTGTAGGCTAATCCACTCTGGGAAACCTGGCTCAAATCCACGTTGCCAAAATTGTGAAAACCAGTTGTTACGACCACGAGGTGTTGAAATAAAAATGGCTTTTGCTTGGGGTTTGTCTAGGGTAGGTCTGAGGGCAACATTAAAAGCTGCCTCACCGCCTTCGCCTAGTGCAGCTTCATCAAATATAATCAAGTCATACGATCTACCAACAGTTGAATCAACGGTACTAAGAGAGCCCATACGAATAGTACTTCCATTGGACAATTCAATGATTTTATCTTTGAGGTTATCGCGCGCAACTTCGAGGTCAAAGTGCTTAATGAGTTTACGTTGGAGTTCAAATGATATTGAGCTTAGGTTATAGTTTGGTGAAATGATTAAGACATTTGACCCCGGTACTAAAGTAACTAGTTGTCCAATTACGTTAGCTATGTAAGTTTTGCCTAAACGCCGCGCAAGTGCAGCACAGATAAACCTGTACTTGGGATCGTTGACTGCGTTTATAAGGGCAACCTGTGGGCGGTTGATTGTATCGTATACATCTAGCAGCTTTAGGTAATTTGTTATGGGTAGCTTAATAAATCTCTGTTGAGGATCGAACTCTTGTATAACGTCGACATTGATATCTGGGCGACTGACTAGGAGCATTTACATTCCTTGCCAAACCACGGCTGAATATGTGCTAGTGCCATTACTAGCCACATTAAGGGCATTTCTAAATGCATCCCGCCACAGTGACTAGGATTTGAGTACGATACGTAGGCTAGTACAACGCATAATGGAGTAATTGACTTGTTGAGGATTTTTAGCATTATTTTGTAGCCTTTGCTAGTTCACGATAGCCACTGGTAGTGGGGTGTATTTTGTCGCTGCTTGGGGTAAATGGTAGTACAGTATCATTATACTGTTCGGCAATTTCGCGGATGTGTGATTGTATATGTGGTTTGACGGCTGGTAAAATCCAAAACACTTTTGCAACACCAACCTTCTCACGTATGCGTTGCAGTTCAGCTTTAGTTTTAACCCCGCTATGGTCATTACTGCCTAAACTGATAATTACAGTTTTAGCTGACAAGTTATTCTTTAAATAGTCACGATTCCATTGCCAGGTATTCCAGCCGCCTTTAGCATAGGCTACGCACTCTGGTCTTTGCAGATGAGTACCTACGGCAATTGAGTCGCCTAAAATTAAACAATCTAACATTAATACTTTCCTGATGCAAGTACAATCTTGCAAATGTGCTCTAAGCGTTCTATGTGTTCATAAGCACGCCAAGGTGA